AAGAAATTAATCAAGATGACCGGGCATGCTCTTGATTGGGAAAGTATTTATGGTGCAGTAGAAGAGAGTTAGTCTTGGAATTACATTTAAATAAAAAAGGAGAAGAGATTCTTGGCAACAAGAGAAAAGAAATGTTGGTTTCTTTTTATGAGAACAACTTTCATTTAATACCTTGTGGATCTAAGACAGACGTCATACCAGATTACTTTAAAACAAGACATCCTTATGAAGATGATGATGTGTTGGTTAAGCGCTGGGCTAAGACACCAAGAGTTAAGTGGGCAGACTACATTCAAAAGCAAGCACACTTAAAAGAAATAAAACAATGGTACTTACAATTTCCAAACTGTAATTGGGCAGCTGTCACAGGAATTAATTTTGTGGTGCTTGATGCAGACACACAAGAAGCTTGTGACTTTTGTGAATCAGGACAGATCACAAGAACAACACTCAAGCAAAGAACACCAAGAGGTGGCTATCATTATTTCTATGCCATCAACCCTGAACTAAAAATAAGAAACACCACAGGCAGACTTGATGTCAGAGGAGAGGGTGGCTATGTCATGGTCTCACCTTCAGATCATTACATGTTTGAAAGCGTGGACGGTGTTGGGCCAAGCGACATGGATGACTTGCCCATACTTACAAGTCAAGACATGAATATCATTTATGACTTTAATAATGTAGGCAGATCAAACTCAGATTTAAAAACACCGCTATCAATGGATGGTGTTGGCAGTGGCATGAGAAACGATACGCTTGCAAGATTGGTAGGCAAGTGGATCCTCGAAGGTTGGGGTATGCGTGAAGTCATCATCAAAGCTTTGGATTGGAATCAAACAAACAACCCACCCATGAGCGTGCAAGAAGTATTGCAAACTGTAAACAGTATTTGCACTGGGCACTTGAAAAGAAACCCAGACGATGTAGCTGGTATCACAGAGTGGAAGACAAGTCAGTGGCAGATACAACTAACAGATGAACTCAAAGAGATCATGGATCAAGAAGATCCTATCGAACAGCAAAAGAAAAAAGAAAGACCTGAAAGAGATCCACTTGGCCTCAAAACATTTGGCGATCCTTTTTGGGATGGCATGGACTCAGATCGCATCGAACAGTTTTGGGGTGATGCATTTGTCTTTGAACAATCAAGAGTCTTGCTCTTGGGTAAACCAAAGATTGGTAAGTCACATTGGTTGGGTGCATTTGCTGCTGCCGCTACAACAGGCACAGAGTTTATGGGCAAACAATTCAATAGACCTTTAAAGGTTATGTGGTTACAAGCAGAGATCATTCATGAGTTCTTAAAGAAAAGAATCGACATGTACTATCAACCTTTCATTCATGACAGAGAGATGTTAGATCTTGGTAAGTCAAACTTAATAGCTTCTGGAAGATTAAGAAAGAACATCATGAGAGACAAAGACATTGATGAGATAGCTACAAGTATTGACTATCACAAACCTGATATTGTCATGATCGATCCAGTGATTAACTTCTTTAGTGGAGAAGAGAACTCTAACTCAGAGATCCACGAGATGTTATCGCGTGTCGATAAGCTGATAGAACTCTTTGGTGTTGCTGTCATCATTGCTCATCACACTGGCAAAGAACGAGCAGATGATTTGTCATTCATGTCAGCGCGTGGTGGTAGTGCCTTCGCTGGTTGGATGGATTCTGGTATCAAGCTGTCTGGTAAGAAACCTAACATCGATATCTTTTACGAGGCAAGGAACGCAAGAGAACCAGATCAACACTTAGCCTACTTTGATTTTGATCGTGGCTTCTTTAGAGTGGTGGATGCATCAGACTCACCAGACGAAGTAGAGATAGCGAGAGTGGTGGCCGCGGCAATGGACAGGCGCAAGTTTTATACAAGGCAAGAACTCGAACTGCTAGCAAGACAAGCATTGAAGGAAAGCGACATGGCTTCAGGAGAGAGAGCCGCAAGGTACGCAGTATCACATGTGCAGAAGTATCTAGCAGAGAGAGTCAAGACTCACAGTGTGCCAGGTAAGAACGCATGGTATTACTTAGCAGATAACGAGATGAAGAAACCTTGGGAGGATGATGGATAACTTAGAGACAATAACAGATCCAATTGAGGAGGTCTTGGAGTTGATGGTCAAACATCAGCTTGCAGTGGTTGCTGATAAGAAGCTTGATTTAGTTCAAGTAATTAGAAGATTGCAAAGACAACTTGCAAAAACAAAAGAAACAAATAAAAACTTTAATGAGCAGTGGAAATTTTTGCACAATGCACATGAAGATTTAATGGGACAAGTGGAGAGAATCTATGGAGTCTAATCCTTACAAGATTGATGGACCAGCTTTGATTAGCTTTAGTGGTGGTAGAACATCCGGGTTCATGTTATGGAATATTATTCAAGCGCATGGTGGCACGTTGCCTGAAGATGTATACGTTACCTTTGCCAACACAGGCAAGGAAGCCCCGGAGACATTGGACTTCGTACATGAGGTAGAACAAAAGTGGGGCGTAAAGATACATTGGTTAGAGTTGTACTTTGGTGAAGAGCGTCCAGTCTATCGCACCAAAGAAGTTACTTATGAAACAGCAAGCAGAAATGGTGAACCCTTTGAAGCTTTGATTGATAGAAGACAATACCTACCCAATCCTGTGGCCAGGTTCTGCACCAGTGAACTCAAGGTTAAAGTCATGTCAAGGTTTATGCGTAAGTTAAAAGGACACAAGACTTGGTACAACGTGATAGGCCTTAGATACGATGAGCCTCGAAGAGTATCAAGCGCTATGAATCAAAACAACCCATGGGAAAATGTCTTGCCTATGTATCATGCCAAGCATGATGTAAAAGATGTGACAGATTTCTGGGAGCAGCAAAACTTTGATTTGAATCTAACAAACTTTAGTGGCAAAACATTGGCTGGTAACTGTGACTTATGTTTTCTCAAAGGCAAGGATACCAAGATCAAACTATTAAAGGAAAGACCAGAGATGGCAGACTGGTGGATCAAACAAGAACAGAAGTTTGGTAAAGATGCTGGCGCTACCTTTAGGAAGGACAGCGACAACTACATCAAGCTTCTAGATATAAGCAAGCAACCCAACTATGAGGAGCAAGACATGTTCGATGAACAGATGACTTGTTTTTGTCATGATTAAGTTAGACAAAGCAGCACTCAAAGAATCAATGGCTGATACGTTTATGGGCACAGCAATCAATCTACCTTTGGTGTGGTTGGTGCTAACAATCTGCTTAATGTTTACAGAAAATGCATTGATCATATCAATAGCACAAGCTAGCTTATTAACAGTGGTAGCAATCATCAGAAGATATTGCACACGCATGTGGTTTAAAGGGAGGGAAACAAATGATTAGGATACTAGATATCTGTTCCGGGATAGGAGGATTCAGCTTAGGATTAGAATCAACAGGTGGTTTTGACACTGTTGCTTTCTGTGAGTTTGATGACTTCTGTCGTAAAGTATTAAATAAACATTGGCCAGACGTGCCAATCTATAAAGATCTAAAGGAGATAGGCAATGAACCAGAAAGAATTATTCAAGACTTCGACCTCATCTGCGGAGGCATCCCGTGCCAACCGTTCAGTGTTGCAGGCAAGAAAAAAGGCAAGGAAGATGACAGACACCTCTGGCCGTACATGTATGAAATTATTAAATACAAAAAACCCTCTTGGGTCATTGTCGAAAACGTTGGTGGCTTCGTCAATGTGGCACTCGATGATGTGTGTCTTGACTTGGAAACCCAAGGTTACGCCACGCAATCGTTTATTATTCCAGCTTGCAGTGTCGAAGCGCCCCATCGAAGAGATCGAATCTGGATCCTCGGAAAGTTTATGGGCGACACCTCAAGCGATGGACGGATTGAGGGTGAATCAAGTGAGGAAGAAGGAGGAGCTATCAGACGAAGCGAAGAAGGGAGGATGCTCGAATCTGAGGGAGCAAGTAATATGGAGAACCCCGGACGCGCATTGCGGCAGGGGAGGATCGAGCAAGGAGAGAATGCAGATGAAGTTAGACAAGGGGATGCCGATCAGCTTGAACGATCAAGTGGCACATCCAGATCTGATGTGGCCCACGCCACAAGCGAGGGACTGGAAGGGAGGATCTCCGGGGACAATCAAGGAGGACAAGAATGGCAAGCCTTATCGAGAAGCGAAGAACAGCAACACCAAGTGGGGGCTGACACTCGATGCAGCAGTGAAGTATCAACAAAAGAAGATGTTTCCGACTCCGGCCGCAAGGGACTACAAGGACACAGGGGAGAACACGGACTACGAGAAGCTAGCCAAGAAGAGCAAACTGGCAGGAGCAGTCAAGAGCAAGATGTATCCCACGCCAAGGAGCTCGATAGGAATGTCGATGACAATGGACTCAGTGGTGAAGACGATGGACAACAACGACAGGGGCTACAAGGGGAATTTGGAGGAGCGAGTGGCAATCGAGCAGAAGATGTGGCCGACACCGAACGCCTCGGACAACAGGGACAGGGGGAACATGAGCGACCCAGCAATACAGCGAAGGCTAGCGAAGGGCAAGCAAGTGGGACTGACGATGGCAGTCAAGGACAAACCTGGCAAGGGCACATTGAACCCGGAGTGGGTGGAATGGCTGATGGGGTATCCGCCAGGTTGGACGGACATTACGGATTCGAGCGAGAGCCCAACATCCCAAGAGTAGCAACAGGTATCCCTGAACGCGTCAATCGACTCAAGGCACTGGGTAATTCTATTGTGCCTCAAGTGATCTATAACATTGGTCTTGCTATCTTAAAAGAGGAGAAGAGAAATGAAAGAACATTATAATTTACTGGCTAAAAATAAACAGCTTCTGCCTATGGAATACATACGCACACCCAAAGAAATCTGGGAAGACTTATCGCAAGAGTTTGACTTTACAGTAGATGCATGTGCTTCAGATAAAAATCATTTGGTAGATAGGTATTGGACAAAAGAACAAGATGCTTTGCTGCAAGATTGGGATCATGAAACTATATATTGTCATCCTATGTATGATAGATACATACCCAAGTTTGTTAAGAAAGCTTCAGAGTCTCAATGCTTGTGTGTCTTTTTGTTGCCAGCTTCAACAAACTCTGTGTATTTTCATCAGTATTTTTGGAATGCAAAAGAACACAAGCCTAGAGATAATGTTCAGCTTAGATTCTTAGAGAAACCTAAAGGCCCATATGGTTACAGATTTAACACTGATGATGACATTGCACCCAAGACAGGATACCTAAGACCTTTGATGGTGGTTGTAATAAATAATTTGAATAGAACAAATGTTGCTAAATAAATCATGGGATGCATGTATATTCAGATGTATGTATGAATGCATGATCGATGTGTGTAAACGGTTGTGCAATGGGAAAAGGGCAAATTGCACATACCCCTTGGGAAGGTGCATTCTTATGCGATTTAGGGGTCTGTGCGGTTGTGCAATTGCACATGCCTGCACATACGCACATGCACCTCTGAAAGGCGCATGGTTGCAAGGGTGTGCAGTTGTGCGGTTGTGCATCTCTATAGAGAACTATAGATGGGTAGCTAGACGCACCCAATCTTTGATAGAGATAGGTTCTCTAGAGCTACAAAGGATAAACAAATTTTAAACAATAATTTAAGGTAGAATATTTGCATGAGTGAAACTAAAAAGAAACTAACGAAACGACAAGAAGCCTTCGTGGATCTTATGGTGTATCAGGATTATAAGCAGACGAAGTGTGCTCACTTGGCTGGGTATGAAAATCCAGGGGTGGCAGCAACGAGGTTGTTGAATCACAAAGAGTATGAGCATGTGCAAGAAAGGATTAGATCTCTGAAAGCGATTCAGCGCAGGAAGAATGAGATTACTTTTGAAGGCATCGCAAGTAAGCTAGCAGACATTCGTGATGTGGCATTGGCGGATGGCTCATATGGTCCGGCTGTGACAGCAGAGATTGCGAGAGCGAAACTTGCTGGGCTCATGATTGATAAGAAGGAGTTGAAGATACATAAGATCGATAGCATGAGCCGGGACCAGTTAGAGAATCGGCTCAAGGAACTCGTGCAAGAACATCAGATTGTCTTAGGTCATGCAGAGGAAGTGGAAGAGGTAGAGGAAGAGGATGTTATTCTAGATCAGAAAAGTCTAGAGAATCATCTGGGTCAAGAGATTGTTGAGGACGCGCTGCTTGATGATGAGGAAGATCTTGCAGAGGCTTCAGCTTCCCATCTTGAAGAAGACGATTTACTTGAAGAGTAGCTTCGTCTAATTTATCTTTGCAGTATTGTTGGATCTTCATGCCTTGCTCAAAATCTGCGAGTGCTGTCTCAAGATCTATTTCATTAGACTCAAGCCTAGCAATAATGCGTTCAAGTTCAGCGAGTCCTTTTTCAAAACTCATATCAGTCTTCTGACTCAGTGCCAGAACCACCGGGGAGTTGCTCGACATCGAACCAACCACATGGATAGTTAATCATTTGCCTTGCCCGCGGTATTTTTTACGCGTCTTGCGTTTGTTAGTGCCAGCACCATTGCTTAATCTAGAATCACCAATGGATGTTTTCTTTTTGATGCTTTGTATTTTTTCTTTAACCCAAGTCTTAGCCATTGAATCCTCTCCTTGCATCTGCTGTGATGCTACGATCTACAATATCTTTAAAGATGCGTAGTTCTGATTTTAGTTTATTGTTTTCTTCAAGCATGGCTTGAATGTCTACACCCTTGGACTCAGCTTGGCCAGGATTTATAACTTCAAAGAATATTTTCTTGTCTCTGACTTTGCTTTCAAACTCTTTAACCAAGTCATCTTGTTCTAAAAGTATTGCGTCTTGCATAAAGAACATTCCCTTAACGATGCACTTGTTCATCTTGTTGAATTCCATATAACAATTAGCGCAATCAACATAAATATTCCAACAGCTATTGCTGCGTTTAAGATTGGCTCTATTGGAGTTTGTGATAATTCAACAAGACTTATACCTGATAAGTCCATCAAGCTATCCTCCATATGCGATACATACTTCCAGTTTCTTTTTTGAATGTGAACTTGCGATCTCTAAAGGTTGGCGTATAAAAGTTTGGTCTGTACTTGTAGACTTCTTTTTTGGTTAGATTACCTATGCTATCGCCTATCTCTAATTGATCTAAAGCTTCACAAAAAGGTGAGTTGAATGTGCGAACTGGTATGTTCTTTTCTATTTTAAAATCCATGGTTTCTCCTAGTGTTTATGTGGATTAATTTTGCTACTGATATCAACAACCTTTCCTTCAGGAACAAAGTCAATGTCTAGTTCAGTTGCGCTTTGGGGTAAGACTGCATTGATTGGGACAATATCTGCTATGACAATTTGGTCATAGTAATACTGCGCTCTGAAATCATCTGCGTCTTCTTTTGTTTTGAAAGGACCGAAACCAGTTGTTAATGGTGTGTTGGTGTATGGATCTCCATACTTGATAACCAATACCCATTCACATCCCGGCATTCTATCTTCCATTGGTGGAAGTTCGCTCATATTTTGCCACTCCTACCAAATAAAAATCTGTGTCCCTCGTGATTCTCCCTCTCCATTGTGTCAATGAGTTCGTCATCTGTGTGTGGACTGGGTATGAATTCGTCTTTCTTTTTAGATCTAAGGTATTCTATTTTTTCGCTGTCATCTTTATAAACTGTGCGATGCACAACTACACTTCCGGGAGCATCACTTTTCTTTTCTCCTAGTATGTACTTGATACCCTTGCGCCATTTGGCCAATCTATTTATTTTATCCTGGCGGATTACTTTGTGCGTGTGTTCAGTCATGGTCTCTCCTATCTCTCGACAATTAATATACACCTAATTACTATTTTCTTCAAACTCTTTTGCCGCTAGTTCTTGCGCCTCTGCGTCCTCATATCCAAGGTCTATATATTTTTGATACAAAGACTCTAGAATAATTTGGTTTCTGTGATCACTCATGATTGCGATCTCCACATTTTTTTATAGAAATCTTTTGCGATCTCACCCTCTCCGACATGGTATGCAAGAATGGAATCAATCATTCCTGATATGCATATGTTATTGTTTGCGATCTCAGTCAACAAAGTTATTTCATTGTTGCTGTCAAATTTATCTAGCCAGTCTTTGACTAAGTCATCAGTTATATTCATATTGTTTTTCTCCTAATGTTGTTTATATGAAATGTTTTTTATGCCGGGATTCCAGCACGCCCTACAATCTAAGCATGCGCCATTTTGTTTCGGTGCGACACACTCGAATCCAATTGGCTTACTACTAGAATGAACTGTTGATGTATGGCTTGCATTTTTAGGTGGCTTGCCATCGATGTTAGTTGCGCTAATGCGTATAATTAAATTCTTTGGAATGGTGTTGCCCTGATTCACAAAGTCATTAACAATCTTGTGTTCCCTTGTTGGTATCCAATGAGTTATTGATGGTGTTTTGCGTGCAACATCACAAATATTTTTTAAGTGTTGGGCGCTTTGAATATCCCCCGCATCATGCCATCTAAAGTATGGATTGTTTTCTCTCTCAATCATAAAAACCATGGTATCAACCCAAGCTGGATTAAATAATTGATCAAGTCTTTTGTACTGGGCTTTTTTAACTGATGGGAATCTTGTGTAATTTCCTTTCATGGCATAGCAACCATGGCAAACAGTTCCCGGAATCTTCGCAAGCTTGCTACCGGTTTTACATTCCCATGCGGGCAAGTTAAAACTTTTGCATGGCATTTTAGTTGTGGCGGATAGATCTCCGCCAATAATTTCTTTAGCTTGTATTTTATTCATGCGGCAAATACCTCTTCGCAAAATTCAAGCATGGCTTCAGCTGATAACAACTCGATCATGTCATCTAGATCACCAGATTTAAATTCATGAGTTTTAAAATCAAGATGTAGCCAGCATTCCATATCAAAAACAAAAATCAATTCGACATGATCATGTTCAAAGTAATGGCGGTTATATCTATCCATTTCCTGAAGAGTTATTCTTCTTAAGTTTTCAATGTTATTTTTTTCCATGTTAACGTTCTCCTTTTTATATAAAAGATTATACACCCTTTCAACATAGATTCAATAAAAAATTACAACATCCATTGATAAACACCGATAAAAAAAACTTTAGAAAACATATCATTATTTGCATTACCCCCCTCTTACAGAGAGAACCCCCACATTTTTGCGTCCTTTTGCGTACTCTTTTGTTTCTTTTGCGTCCTATTGCGTCCTGGTTCGTTCTAGCGCCATGTTTTTGCGGCCTTGTTCGTGCACTTGCGTGCCAGTGCGTGAGAGTTCCCGGATTCCGGGACAAAAAAAACCCGGTGTTAACCGGGCTTCGAAAAAAAGGGAAGCCTTGCGGCCTCCCTTGTATTTGTTTTTTTGGAGAAAAACTAATCTATGAAAATAGATATGTGCGAACATTAACATCTGCGTCCCGGAATGTAAATAGGTGGGGGACTTGCACCCCCTGGAGGAACTATTGAACTGGTTCAACTTCTCTACTCTCATATGGTCCGATGTGCCTACATCCACAATGCGGGCAATCATCATCTACTTGGCATTCCCATTCATCTTCCCACATGTATTCGCATCTGGTACATTTATAATAATTTAACCAAAGAGTCATTCTGCGTCCTCCTTAATTTCTAATTCAAAACATCTTTGGCTTTCATCTTCGCTAATTGTTTTAAGATTCTTAGGTTCATTCTTATAAACATTTACATCAGCAATGGTTCCATAGAACTCATCTACTACCACATATACTTTAGTCATTCTGCGCCCCCGGTTTTTTCCGGGCGATTAATTAAACCGCCCTCTATTAGTTCATGCGCCCTGCGGCCATACCAACCTTGAAGCTGCCAAGCCATGCCAGTGTCAACCAGATGTTGCCAGGCCTCCAAGTATTCTTCTTCGCTGTAAACACCATCATTGATATCTTCAACGATTGCAATTGCATCATATGATTTCATCTGTTGCCTCCGCTTCAAAACTTGTTTCTTCACTTACATATTCCCACTCTTGATCTTGCGCCAGTTCTTCTGCCTCTTCCCAAGTGCGAGCATTGACATAGCACACCTCCTTTTTGATGGAGGTGCGCCTTACTTCATACTCTCTGAATTGTGTTGCATCCGTCATGCGATCACCTCTATTTGAGTATCACTTAGATTGATGGTGATATCTCCACCACTTGCAATACGCATCAATGCCTCTTCTTCAAAGGGAAGGTTCTCAGCAAAGTCATCAGCACTTACTTGGTATGTCCTCTCCCATAGATCATCATGCTTGTCATACTTGGGATTGTATCCACTAGCATAAACAACACTGTTAACATTCTTTCTTTCACCATCCTTATTCACATAAGAATTCATAAGATAGATGCCTTCATCCTTAACAAGGAAGAAACCTTTTTGAGTTGTGGTTTCTTTCTTGTAAGCGATCTTAAACTTATCAGCGTTTAAGGTCTCCTTTGCAAGAGACCTTAAAGTTTTATTAGATTTAAATTTTAGCTTATGCATTAGGCTACCCTCTCCATCATCTCAAGGCTAACAACTTCATCAAGTGGTTTGAATGATGTATGAAACCATTGAGACCTATTATAGGCTTGAGGTGTTTTGACGCTATCTGATTCAGCGAC